CGCATGAATGGTCCAGTAACGTGGGAAACATTATCCTGGCTCGTGGGGGCCATATCTTTGGTCGTCGGGGTCTGCTTCGGCATCTGGTGGAAGCTGGATGCAAAGATCAGGGCCGTCGAAAAAGAAGCCGCCGATGAAACAGATACCGTTAGAAAGGAACTGGCGGACACCAAGATTCATATGGCGGAGCACTACATCAGCAAAGCCGGCCATCGGGAAACGACAGACCAGATCCTTCGAGCGATCGAGGGGTTAGGTGGCCGGATAGACAGTCTCTTCCAAAGCATTCCAGCGGCTCGCCGCCCTCGTAATTCTCAGGATTGAGGCCGATATGAATCCCTTGACCGATGAAACATGCCGTCAAACTATCGAAGCAGTCGAACGTCTTGGATCAATCGCTGAAGCGGCGAAAGAGTTCGGAATAGCACGCCAGACCATGCAAGATAGGCTACGGGTTGCCAAAGCCCGGTTGGGCGAGACCGGCTCGAAAATGGTCGAGATGCCCACCTTTGTGATTGATGGCGATGAAGAGGAAGATATCAACGATCTCCTCAAACGATTTCGCAAAAGCCATGACTTAAAGGCCAAAGCTGCCGCCGAGCGGAATTGGTTCGAAATCAGAGTGAAGGAAACAAAACCCTACGCTATGCTGTGGTTTGGCGATCCCCACCTCGGACCTCACTGTTTATGGCCCGTTCTAGAGCGCCATATCGCCATCGCCAGACAAGATGGCGTCTATGGGGCCAATGTGGGGGATACGACAGACTCGTGGCCTTGGACGGGACGCATGGCGCGGCTATGGGCAGAAAATGATATCTCCCACAAGACCGAGCGCAGACTTGCCGAATGGTTCATGTTCGGCGCCGGCATTCATTGGCTTATCTGGTTGATCGGAAACCATGATGAATGGAACAACACCGAGTTCTACAAGAAGCTAGGCGCATATACGGTCCCTGTGATCGATTGGCGAGCCAAGTTCACTCTGGTGCACAATAACGGCTCCAAGACGCGTATAGACGCCGCCCATGGCCGTAAGGGCTCATCCATCTACAATCCAACGCACGCAACGCTCAGAGAGGCTAAATTCGGCGAAGAGGCCGCATTGTTCATCACCGGGCATACCCACAACTTCGGTCTGTTCGAATATGAGATGCCAGAGCGGAAAACGCATACGTGGCTTGCCCAGGTGCGTGGCTTTAAGACGCTGGATCATTACGCGTTGGTGAATGGATTCCCCGAGAGTGGCAAAGGCCACTCCATAATGAGTGTCATCTTCCCGGAGACAGGCAAGGTGCAATGTTTCTCAGATCCGGAAGAAGGGGCAGATTATTTGAAATGGCTGCGCAGATGAGCAAGATGGTCGGCCCAGACGTGCGAGTTAAGGTCACGATGGATGGCGACCTTCCCGTTCACGAGCTTTGGGTAGGGGAGACCTGCCACGGGCGAGTTTCCTTTCTCTGGATCCTCGAAACGGCCATGCTGTTCATGAGTTCATTGCGTTTTCGATGAGATGCGATTCAGACTGCCTCCGATGCCACGGCTCGGGGCTAATCCGTCTTCCTGACGTGGACCGATATCGGTTCATCACCTGCGATCATGGCAAGCCCATTGAATCGCCCGCGTTATCCCCGGATGATCAGCTCCCCGCTGAAAAAGGGATAATTGCTCCGAAGCCTCGCGATTAACCAATCGCCCGTCTAGGCTTCACAATCCCCCCCCAACATTGACACGCATTCCCAGCCATGATTGAACCCTGCAAAACAGGGAGAATTAATCATGGCCGATATCACCGATGTAACGAAACTGCGTCCTGATCTTAAAGAGCTATCCGACAAGGAACTTGAACGCCGTATGGCCGAATTCCAGATGGAAGTCGATCGCCGTCAGGCCGAGAAAGATCGTGAAGCCAAGGCCGCAGAAGTCGGCATTAAGAACGCCATCATCGAGAACTATCTGAACAGCCTTCGGGAGATGGAAGCTCATAAGCTACTACCGGCTGAAGTCGTCGCGGCTTATACGAATGCCGGTGGAAATTTCACACCGCATTTGAAACATAAGAAGATTAAGGCTTAGATTTAGAGACCCACATCGCCTCCAGATCATAATGAAGCTGGCACCGATCGGAATACAGATTCTCGGTTCGTGTGCAGCCTTCCGCCTTGGCGATCTTAGCCAGCAGCGACGGCATGGGTTGGTCCTCTATTTTCCCCAGCATCTCGTTTGCGTCGTACTGGCGTTTCAGCCCACATTTAGGGCAAGTCACGATCACCTTGCCGCCAGCATGGTCGGAGAGATACGGGGATGTGAATTCTCGCTTGGTCAATGGCGTTCTCAGATGCCGGATGATATTATCCACAGACGCAGAAAACAGTGGATTTCATTTTACACTTTTCTCTTGACGCCACTGGAAACACTCGACGTTATCCGGCTGCATTTTACATATCAGTTCAGTCCATCGCATTGTTTTTATACAAATTGCGATGTGATTTGTAATCAGGGGGTCCCGGGTTCGAACCCTGGCGGGGGCACCAGTTTCAAAGCCTTAGCAACTTCCCTGTCGCTGCCATTTTACACCAGTGGCAGCATTTTACATTTTATGCCTTTTTTGTTCCCCTGCTGATAGCGTCGATAACCTCCTCGCCGGCAAGGTAATGCTTCCTGATGATCGTTTCCGCATCCTCTTGGGAATGCCCAGAAATCTCCGATATCAGCTTTATTTTCTCGTCGTGCGATCGATCCAGTTTCGCATAGGCGTAGGTGATCGCCGTGCCACGCAGATCGTGGAAGGTGACCCCCTTTATCCCGAGACGCTTCATTTCCTTGCGCCATGACGCCCTGAAGCCGCTGGACGTCCAATTCTGCCCGAATGAGTTGACAAGCACCCGCTGACGCTCGTTCGCCTTTGCATCCGTCAGGATGGGCAGAATATCCGTCGCCGCCATCACACGGACGCGCGCGCCCGTTTTCCCCTGCTTAATCGACAGCCGCGTCCCATCGAATGCCAGAGTTGCCGTTTTCAGCACGTCACCCTGGCGCTGCATGGTCCATAGGGCTATTAACGCGACATCTCGTAGATGTGGCACGGCATCACTCAAGAGCTTTGAGAGCTGATCTTCGGACCAAATGCTATCCCGGCGCGTACCAGAATGCAGGCGCTCCACCTCCTCGAGCGGGTTGCGCAGGATGATTTCCTTGTCCATCGCCCACGCAAAAAGCCGGGATAGCAATGCGAGGTGCATATCCGCTGACCGTGGGGAGTCCTTCATGGTATCGCGCCAATCCAAGAAAAGTCGCCGACTACCGCGGGCCTCTATGGCCTTGATTGGGAACGTTTCGAACTTGGCGCGGATCATTCCCAATTGCCGCTCATAATCGCTTCGGGTTGATGGTGCCAATTTTTGATAGGTCGCCGTCTTGCGGAAATCATCGATCAGCGATCCGATCGTACCATCCATAACCGTCTTCTCTCGATCACGGGTAAGACGCACGAATTCTTGCGTGAATGCCTTGCTGCCAGGCTTGGCGAGGATCCTCGGCGCACCTTTTCCCCGCCACGCATAGTAATAGGTTGCTTCTGTGCCGTCCGCCAATTTGACGTTGACCTTATGCACGCCGACCAATTTTCCCTCCATCGAGCCACCCATGCAAAGCCTTTTCTGCTGTGTCTTCTTCTTGCTTGGCAGCGAAGTTCCGCGGCGAGAACTCGATCTCGCCTGAAGGGTGCATGATCACCCGCACGTTATGCATCGCGGCCGCAGCAGCAGCATCGGCTATTTCGGATTTGCTGTAAGTCCGAGCACGGCTCATTTCAGGTCATCCACATTGTTTCCACAGGGTCGCTCATGCGCTTCAAATCAGATTGCTTGACGATGGCGGAGGCTGTCATTCCGCCTCCTTTTCCTTAGCAAGGGCGCGGATGGCCGCGGCGATGTCATGAAACTTTGTCTTTTCGACACCATCAAAGGAAAGCCAATCGTCAGCGATCTTAGCGGCCTCTTCCAAAGCCTCTTCGCGAACTGTCGCTTCACGCGCCCGAAGGCGTCCGATCTCGCGGATAGCCCTATTTAAGGCTTTGCTCGTGGCGTGCATGTGAAGGCCGATGACCTTCAGATCTTCCAGCGCGTCAGCCATTCCCCACCTCCTTCTCCTTGCGATAGGCGGCGAGAGCGGCATCAAGTGCACGCATATACTGGCAGCGAAGTTCTTCGCCGGGATAGCGAGCCCTAACATCGGCGATCAAGGCATCTCCGGCCTTCGCCAACTCGTCGCATAGGGCCTTGCAGGAGTCGGCGCGCTGACGTTCGACGAGGATAGCTTTGGCGATTTCCTCTATGTCATTGTCCGTCAAATAAGGGATGTAAGCGTCGTCAACGCTAAGATAGATGCCGCGAGCACAGTCGTAGGCAGCCTGCATGATATCGGCCGGTATCTCGCTCATCTCCCACCCTCCCTATCGTCAGAGCGGATAGACGGAGGAGCGGGGACAGCCTCAAGCGCACCTTGCGGATAGATCTGAACTGAACCCGGCTCGCGCTCGCTTTCGACGCAATAGCCGACTGGTGTCAGGTCGGTGCTGTAAAAGCCGACGATCTTCCCTTGCCATGAAGAGCCTTTGGTTTTGCGCACATGGTCGCCAATCGAGAAAGCGCGCCCATCCTCGCCGCTCCTGGCTTCGTGATAGATCGGCATCCACCCATCAGCAATCGCCAGATACGCCTCAACCGCCGCCTTAGCCTTGGCGAGATTGCGTTCGCGCTCGACATATTCGGAGGCGGCGCTATAGCCTGGAAAGGTTCGTGGCTCGCCACCATCTGGGAAAGTGACGCTGTATTCGCTAACGCCGTCGACAAACTTCGTCAGCTTGATCTCATAGCCAATCTCAGATCCCGCTATGGCTTCTGCTGCGGCTTGGAGGGCGGATTCGTTGAGGGTGGTCATATGAACAATCCTTGGCTGGCATCGTAGCGGGCGCGAGGCGCGCGACGGACGGATGGGTCGTAATCTTCGAAGCGGAGAGCCGACGATCGCCACATATGGTTATTCGCCCACCGGGCAACGCCGCGCAGCTTCTTAGCGGTCCAATCATGTTTAACGTGCGGGTCACGAGTGAGAGCAACCAGCTTCATGAGCGGCTGGCAGTATGGCTCTCCGCCCCATTCGATGACTTCATGGACGCGCTGCATGCATGCTTCGTACGGTTCATTGCCGAGCAGCGTATAGATCTGGATCTTGCGAGGTGGTATGCCTGCGCCACGAAGGATCGCCATCGCCTCTTTGATATATTCTCGCTCGACCATATCGTCATAGGCCAGACGCCAGACGCCGCGGTTGATTACTCTCCAGCGTTCGAAGACGGATGAGGAGAAGGTGCGCGGCTCGAAACCGCTGTTGGCGTCGAGCAGCGGCACGCCCTCGGCCAAATATCGACCGACAATATGATCCTGATATTCACCAGGCAGGCCAGATAGGTTGTTGTCGCACAGTACAGGCAGAACCGGGAAATCCGGGAGTTCCGTGAAATCCCCTTCCATAAACGGCACGATGCAAAAAGAGCACTTCTCGGAGCAGCCACGGCTTGCGATCGTGGCGGCCGGATTGTGCCGCTGCAACGCGCCGTCTAGGCGTCCGGGATTGCCAGCGCCGCGCGGAACCCATGCCACGTCCTCGAGAAATTTCTGTGTCTTGATATGGGCGAGCGCAGGACCGCCGGCAAAGACCTTATGCCCTGTTGCGGCATAATAGATCGCCAGCTTGCGTGCCTCGGGCAGTTTGAAGGTAAAAGCAACTGAAAGGTAGGCGCGGTCACCTACCACCCAATGCGCTAAGCCACCTGACCATTTGCTCTCGGGTCCGGTCCACTTCACTTCCGCCCCTCCTGTGCATCAGAGAGGGCGGCGCGGGCGTCCATCATCTCGCGGGTCTCGAACATCGGGTGACCACACTTCGGTTGCCAGCGTGTTTGCCAGTCTCTCAGGTTAATGTGGTCGAACTGGATTTGGACGCGGCAATCGTCGCAGTACCATGCATATGAGCCGTGGTTGTACCAGTTAGCCGGCGAGCACTGGCAACGCGTACGGTTGCAGCTTCCGCCTTCGTTGCCTTTGTCAGGCTTGTTTGGGCCGTTATAATCTCCGTAGGCCATCACTTCGCCTCCCCTTGCTGATGGGTGAGGGCGGCGCGAAGGTCCTCAAAGGCGTCGAAGGGAACAATCCAGCACTTTTCTCCGCTTTCGTCTTCAAAACTGGCGAGATGTCCGTTGCGCTTTTTATAATGATCGGACGCCGATTGAACTACGGCGTTCGCGGACTCCCGCAACCGCTCGTTCTCAGCCCTAAGAGTGTCATTATCCTTCTTCGCCTTGACGACCAGACCGTGGATCATTTCATGACGGTCGCGGATTTTCTTGGCGCACAACTCAAGGTCAGCCTTGAACATGTCGCCGATCTGGCCGGAGAAATTCTCGGAGCCTCCACCAGCTAGGCCGGTTATGACCTTCGTTGCTTCGTGGGCGTATGCCCTAAGCGCGGCTATCTCGACCGCCTGCTGGAGTGCCTTTTCATTCCAGAAGCGCCATAGACTTTGGTCCATGTCATTGCCGGCCATCTCGGTTGAGGGGTCGCTTTGGGAGGTGGAAAGAGAGGAGCGCATGATATCGCGCACGGCTCCCTCATACTTCGTTTGAGCGTAAGCCTTGGCCGCCCCAACTGTTGAGAACTTTTCCTTGACCATTGTGCCGTTGATACGGAGGGGGAACTTTCCGAAGCAAACAGGCTCGTGGGTGTCGATAAGGGCCTCGAAACCAACTGTCAGATTGTGCGCCCGCCATTCCGGATAGTGTGCAGTTGGGCGCGGCTCTTCCCACTCCAGCGTCTTCACGGCCACAGGCTCTTTCACCGCTGCGGGTGGGGATGGGGCGGCAGACATAGCCACAGCATGCCCATACTGCGCCCACACAAGTATTCCAACGAGGCGATCTCTTAGCCTCCATGATGGTGCCCCCTCTCCATTGTCTTTGAAGATTGTGAGAACCTGTTTCCAAGTTTCTCCGTCTTCACGCGGCAACGGTGGGGGTTGCATTGTGGGTATTTCCGGTACAGCCCTCTCCTGCCGTTCAGCATCGGAGGGGGAGGCGGCAAGGGCCGCTTCGAGCTCGAACATCTCATCAAACGGCACAATCCACATCTTCTCGCCAGAATCATCTTGGATGCCGACCATCTTGCCGTTTCTTGCTTTGAAGTCGGACACCTTGGATGAAACAACATCTTTCGCGGCCTCAATAATCCGTTCACTTATCGGCATTGTTCTTCTCCTGAGAGAGCTTGGAGCGGAGGGTGATGGTTCCCTCACCGTGACAGGCGAAGCAATTGACGCGCCGTGAATGCATCTGGATATCTTCGATGCGCATGGCAAAGGCATTCATGCCGTTCGGCAGTTGCCAAGCCCACCCACGTCCAGAGCAGTCTTTGCATCTGGTCCTATGGTTCAGCTCTTCAAGCTTTTCCATTAGAAGAGGCCTCCAGTTTGGAGTAGAGCGCCTTCATCGACGCGTGGATCTTGCGGGCCTCATCCAGTCTGCTTTGGAACCGTTCTGCCCGGCTGGGGTATGGGAGGTTCATCTCAAGCTGAGATTTTAGTTCGGTGATCCCATCGATGACGAATTCCTCGACGTCGATCAAAAGCAGTCTTGCTTCTTCCAGCAGCCCCTCTCTGTCTAAAGAGAGGTGGGGAGTGGGGGAGGTGTAGAGGGGAATGGTGCAGTCAGGTCTGTGATGAGGGCCGCTTTTCGCGGATATTTCCATGAGGCCTGAGCCGCCAAGGCGCAGAACTGACAGGGCACCCTCTGTGGTATACCCGACCGGCTGGTCCGTTAGCAGCGCAAGGGCTGCGGTTGCTCCAGCTTCGGCCACTTCGGCAAACGCTTCTATAAGAGCCCCTGGCTGATTGCCTGCCATTTCGCGGCCCTTGGCCTTGGCGGCTTCGATCATCTCATTGGTGATCATGGCTGATACCTCCCGCCGTTCTCGACAGCAGTGAGAATGTCATTGAGAAGACGGACGCACAGCGCTTTGCGGGATTCGGACAGCCCGTCCCAAAAATCCATGGATCCGCCGCTTTGGGCAGCGTACTCACTACCCCAAAGGGCCATGGCCAGCCGGGCTTCGGCATGTGGGTTAAGATTGCGTCGCTGATCGTTGCTCACTGCTCGATCCTCTCTCTAAGTCGGCCGGCAAGAGCCAAGCCTTGGTTGATGCGGGCGGTGGCGAACTGAACAGCTTCATCCCCAAGGGTGCTGTAGGCCATCCAGAGCGCGGCGGCGGTGGCGTGTGGATTGATGCCGGTCTCGGCCCAAAAGGCTTCCTCGCCGATCTTATGTTGTCGGGAATGTTCGGCCGGAGTCAGCGGGATCGCCCAAGCGTCGCTTGCCTTATGGCTCTTCGCCCGGCCGTAATGGCAGAACAGAGTGTTGGCGAAGGAAAGGTGCGCGGCCTCGACGCCATAAACTCCTGAGACTGCCGAAGGAAGTTCATGGATGAACGAAAGGTAACCCTTGGACTTCGCCGGCTTTGCCTTTGGCGTCGGGGCGAAGTTGGTATTGGCTATACGGAAGGCGCTCATGATGACTTCCTCTCGGAAAGCCATTTCGGAGTTTCCCAGCATCCAGCATCTTCATCCTCATAGGCAGCATCCATCTCATGGGTGCTGTCATAGGCAAGAATGCTAGGCTCAAAGCCTTCCGGTGTCTTGATGCCCGACTCGTTTATCTGGAGAGTGAGAAATCCAGCGCAGATGAGTGACTTACGACCAATGATCGTGTCGCCTTCCTCATCGTCGTGATCTAAGGTCTTGTGGCAGAAAAACTCGCTGTATTTGTTTTGAGTGATGTCTGATAGTTCGTAACCGCGCTCAAGGCGCAGGAACGGCCTGACATCACGGCGATATGGGCAATGAGCACAAGGCTCTTTCATGAAATGGCTCATGCTGCCATTCCGATCTGGTCGATGTTGCCGAGATGAACCGAGAAGGTGTAGGCGACGACCCAGGGGTTGGCTCCCCATGCACCTTCACCGTTGATGTGGTTCCAGAGCGCGGAATAGGCGCTTACCGGCGAGCCATGGCGACTATCGCCGTCAAATCCCCAATCACATCCCATCTCAATTGCAACCGAAGGGGCGCCTGGCATTTTTATCAGGCCTTCGGCGATTGCATCTTCGCGGCTAATGTCCTTGAGCCGCTCGACACGAACGTCAGTCACCGTGAGTGTGATGCGAGAGGCCCAGCGCGGCAGGAAAATTCCGGGTCGCAGTTCTCCTTTCAGCCCAATCTCAGCATAGTTGCGAGCCGCGGCGGCATGCTCTATATCGGCGTCGCGGGGGATGTCCCGAGGCGGCGTACCGTCAAGACTGCGGGCTGCATGCCATGCCTCGCGAACATAGAGGCGATCTTCGGGATAGGCTGGTAGATAGGAATACAGGTGTTCGCCCCACCCGAAGGGTCGCATTGGGCCACTACCGGATATTCTACTATCGTCCCACGTGCCGTCACGATAAGGCCGGTACTCATTGTATCGGTCGCCGCTGACAGGATGAGTGTAGAATTCGAATCCACGAGGCTTGAAGACCCGCCGCGTCTGCGTCTTACGGCCGGCAAGCAGGGCACGGATCATCGGCGCCGAGAAGAGTATAGGGCGATCAGCCATTGTTGCCCCCGATCTCTTCGACCGAGCATTCAAGCATCTCGGCAAACTGTTCCAGCGCCGATGATCTGAGCCGCTGGAAATCATTAGCCGGCGCTTTGATCTGAGCATCAGCACTCTCGAAAAACGCCTTGATATGGTCATGCAGTTCAGCCGGAAGCTTGACCTTCCAGTTATCCTTGGCTGCCACCAGAACGCCGCGCTTGGCCTCTGGGGTGGCCAACGTCTTGTCTACCGGGATGGACATCAGCTTCTTGCAACATTCAATCAGGTCGGCTCTGTCCATCGGGAACAGCGCTGACTGGTCTTTGGTGGGGGCGTCCGATGACACCGAGGGGGCAGCATCATCGGACGCGGCAGAGGCGTTGGGCACTTCCTCTGCTGTTACCGGCTCACGAGAGGGGACAGATGAGCCGGATTCGGTTGTTTCTTGATTGCGATGGTCTTTGAAGACGACACCGCGCTCGGCGGCTTCCTTCATGATGAATTCGATGAAATCGGTCATCTCGTCCTTCGATAGGTCTGAGGATGAAAGCTCGATAGGCAGAAAGGTTTTCTGGTCCAGGCTTGGCAGGAAGCTGACTTCCCGGCCAAAGGCGTGTAGAAAGATGGCCTTCCACTGTGACGGGTCGTATTTCTTGCCGGCGTGGCCGAGCTGCTGGGCTATTTCCGTCAGGAGAGCCCAAAGCATGTCGTTTTGAGGCAGAGTACGTTTGGACGCCTTGAACTCGACGCGCGTCCCGACCGGCGCTTTGCCGATCCAATCGACGGCCTTGCGGCGGTCAAAGTTAGATTCGAGAACCAACAAAGCACGGCCCATGATCAAATCCCCGCTGTCTTGGCTAACTCATCGTCAGGGAGAGGCTCGGGAAAATGTTTCATCAGTTCCGCTCGCCAGTAGTCGCGGCTTTCGTACCACTGCGGGCCTACGCTCTCGCTGACAATCGGGTCACGATTCTCCTTGATGTACGCTTCCAAATTATCCGGAGAGGTGTGGCGCATAAGGCGGCCGCGCACACCTTCGTCATCAAGCTTTCCAGCTTCCCGCAGTTCGTACAGCGCTTCCTGGTAGCGCTCAAAAAGGCCCTTGTAGTGGCCTAACTCGATTGGCTTCCATCGATAGTAATCTGACCTAGATCGGTTATTCGTCTCGTATGTGTTCAACCGATCAATGGCTTGGTCGATCGATTTGGCATAGATTTGCGTCTGAATCTTTGTCAGGAATTCGCGACGGTCCACGTCCTCAAACCCCGGAGAAGCAAAGCGCTCGGCCATCTTGCGGACTAAGCCAGATCGTGCCTCGTCATCGTTCATGATGCCGTCTGCCAATTCCTCGGCAGAAATGCGGGCCAGGATGAACGAAACCAAATCCTCGATAGGGAAGTTGATAGAACCGTCACTGACACTCATATTTGGGAAGTGCTTGCCGGGGTCGGACTTAGTATAATATTTGCGCTGCGCCGTGACCTCGCCGTCTTCCCAGACGGTGATATCAAATTCGTTCAGGGAATGGACGGTACCCTTTCTCCCCTTCGTGATTTTCTCTCCGTCAAGATCGATTACCATGTTGGTCTCGATCTCGTTGTCTACCTTCAAGGTCGAAGGGCGGTCATTGTATCTAGACAGAAACACTACGCAGCCTCCTTCTGCCCATAGCGGCGGACGCGCTCGACAAGCTCTGCAAGCTCGTCATTGAAGCGATCGACCTCGTCCGACATGGTCTTGATGTATTCCTCATCGCGAGGCACGCGCACGGTCAGGACGGGAAGCTTCGGCCAGTAGGATACAAAATCCCACCATTCCCGCTCTGATATCCATAGGTTGCCCTGAACCTGGGCCTTATGTTCAGGTGGCATACGATCACGCTCAAGGCGATCGATCTGGATATGAGGCATGGCGGTCTTGATTTCCAAACCGCCGTTGGTGCCGATCAGACTATCGGGGCTCGCGCCCTTGTTGCCGTTACGGATGAAGCCAACAAGCTGCGGCTCGTTGCCTGTGATGAAGGCATATTCCCTGCGGGCAATATCCTCCATATCGTGGCCGCGCTCGGTATGGGTGCTGGTGAAGGACTCGGCCGGTTCCTCGGTGAGGATTTCTCCGGCCAGCTTGCGCATATACTCGCTGCGCGTCTTTCCTTCTCCCTTAGCCATGACCGTTGCGAATTTGCTGGCCGTCGGGATGCCGAGGCGAGCCGTGATCCACTCGGGCGAGTTCTGATCACAATCGATGATCTGGAGCGTCATGCCGCGCTCCCTTGCTTCCGCTGGTTGGCGATATAGGTGACCCGCTGGCGAAGAGACGCCACGACCTCGTTGAACTGCTTCAACGGAATTTCCGTGACGGCCTCAACCTGCCAGCGCTCGCAGAACACAGCCGTCTCGACCTCACCCTTTTCGATAAGTTCTCGAATGACTGAGGCTTGCGCTTCGGTGATCGTCTTGGCGTCATCGACGGTCTGGCCTGAACTGCCACCGTCATCGTCAGCCGCAGCAGCAAGCCCGAGTGCTGCCTTGAGCGTATAACGCTGCAGGTAGGTCACAGTTGAGCCGATGGCCTGAATGCTGTTTTTGTTGCCGCTCTCGTCCCGGCCGGCGAGAAGCGTGTTTTCCTCGCTATGGCCCATGCGGTGAGAAATGATGCAGGTAACAGAAATGGGCATATTCGTTTCTGCTTGGGTGCGGTAACGAACTGAAAGGCCATTTGCGGATAGGACAGGACCGATAAGATTCATGATCGAGGCCAGATCCTCGTACTGGTAATTGGTGCGGCCCTTGGCGGTAGTGAAATCAACCTTCCGCTTTTTGATGATAGCCGGCATATTGGCCTTAGCCGCAGCCATAGCCTCATCGAAGGCCTTCCGCGCCTGATTAGCTTCCCAGCGCTCCTGCAGCGTCATAAGCTGCGTTAGCGTCTCAACGCTCGCTCCGGACGATACAGCACGGTCCAGCATCTCCATGGGAGTCATGACGGTGCGTGGCTGGTTGGCGACGATATCGGCTGGCGTCTGGATTTCTAATGCGTTTCCCACTTTTTTAGCCTCCATGGCTTGCTTTGCCTGTGCCAGCACTCGGGAGATGGGCTGGGTGATATGTTCTTCGGAACCTTGGATCTCGATTACCTTGTCCAAGCGACCGACTCCTGCTCGGCTAGAATTTGCTGGTGGATGGCGTAATCAGCCTGCGGGAGCGACCAGATGGCGATGACAGTGCCTATAGCCACGATCCAGATGTAGGCGATGATCGAAAGGAACTGGCGGTCACGGGCGGCTTGAGCTGCAGCGGCACGTCTATTGATGTCTGCCAGACGGGCTTGAATATCGGTCATGGCTTGGCCCTCGTCTTGGCGATGGCCCTCTCAGCGACTTCCCACGCCCCTTTGACAATCGCCATTTCTCCATCAGACAGTTGAACCCATATGTGTTCGTAGACGTCCGACAGGTGCTGAAGAGCGTCGAGGAGATCAGGCGCGGCAGCGATCAGGCGGGCGTTGGCGTTCTGTTCGTCTCCACCAATGCTGCCAGCCATTGAACAATCAGCGATGTGCTTCATGGCCGCAGTATCGCCATCGTCGGGATAAACGTCAGTTCCATTGAAGGTGCGCCAAGGACCGGCCGTGTGCTTTGCCTCAGACATGACGCACCTCAATCTCCGGCACACAGACCACATCGACCGAATACGACCGTCTAGCCTTGGCCCTCTTACGTTCCCGCATGTCGTGGTGCTGGTGACGGGGATCGTCCTTGACCAGCTTGAAGCCGAGGACGGCTATCTGAGCATCGGGAAGGAACCAGTTTCCTTCGATGGGGGTGAGATATTCTGTTTGGAAGTTGCGGGTGGTCATAAGCAAACCCTCCTGTTGAAGATCATCTTTCGAAATCCCGCTTGCCAAAGGCGGGATGCCGAAGGAGATCAGCCGCTGCTATCGATTTCGTAGGATTTCCCGCAATTCTCGCAGGTGTAGAGATGAAGGCAGTTCCCGGTGCGCCGTTCGTTGAATTTGTGGTCGCAGGCCTTCCACTCGTAGTATTCGACGCGCTCACTTCGGTAGGATCGAAAGATCGCAACCGCGAAGCCGCCGTCGATGTATTGGGAATGACCCAGATAGTAGATGAGGATCGTGGCCCACTCGTCACCGATCTTCTTCGAGCCGCACCATGCTTCGCCGTTAAACGAATACGATGATCTCCAACCCCAGAAGGTCTTTTCCTCAGACTTCTTGAGGTTTGGAAGGGGCCAAGCCGGGTCCTGATAGTCCTTCTCCAGCCCGAGCGCTTTCAGCACCTCGGCCTTATGTTTTTCTGTCGTTGCAGTGAAAAGCATTTCCCTCATCCTCTGAAAATCCACGGGCACTCAAGACCTAGTCCGCGCGCCTATGGCGATTGGTGGTTAGGCTGCAATGGCCTCATACGGGGCTAGGTCGAGCCACTGCGCCCCCGGAACGCCCATCTCGACCAAGATCTGGACGACGTCTTCCGCAAAGGCGCTCTTCACCTTGTCGCGTTGCTTGAGCCAATTGGCGGAGGCGGAGGCGGAGGCGTAGGCGTAGGCGGAGGCGTCGGCGGAGGCGGAGGCGGAGGCGTAGGCGTAGGCGGAGGCGTCGGCGTTATCCCTCGCTGCCCTCGAAATATCCCTCGCGTTCAGTGCCGCCTCCTTGTTTCTCTCTTTTTCGCATCGGTCTGCTGCCGCAAGGAGTGCCGCCTTATGATTGCTGTCCTTATGGACAGATGCCGCTGCGCGAAGGGCGATAGGGACTTGCTTGCCGATGGCAAGATCAACGAGGCGACGAGCGAATTCTTTGTCGTCGAGATTGTCTTTGCTGCCGAGCTGGATCAGTGCCAGACGGCGAAGTCCAGAAGCGCGAGCCTTATCCGAAGACCATGAACTGTCATTCAATCGGATCTTTAGGCTACGCAGGATAGGTGCGACACACTTCGGGTCATCGCTGTGCGGGAGGCCCAAGGCGTAACATACGGCTGCCTCGACGCACATCTGACCGGGGACAGGTTTTCCCATTCCAGACACAAGGCCGGCGTCTACGACCTTCAGGACCTTTTCTGCGACTTCTCTGGTGATTTCTAATTCCATGACTATCCCCTTCCGCCCTAAGCGGATCTAGTGGTGGCTAAAACTTGTGGGCATCCCAGCTAAGGTCTTCAGGTTCGCCCCAAAGTCGATCATTGGTGCGAGCCTTGTGGGCTGCGTGCTGACCGGTTCGCTGTTCCTGCTTGATGGCTTTGCAGGACTTGGAGCAGAACTTTCCCCAGCCGCGTTTCACATCGGCAGTTCGGGCAGTGAACGGGTCACCACAGTTTTTGCATTTGACCAAAACCTTGCCCATCACGCAGCGTCCTGTTCCTGCTCGACCAGCACCCGCTCCATGAGCGTTGCCAGGGTCTCAAGATTGTCTTGGCAGGAGGCGAGACGGTTACGGCGGTCTGGAGAGTTGACCGGAAGCGATATCGCCTCGATCAGCTTTCGGTTCAGCCGGTGCGTAGCGTCGATGGCATGCTCGATCTGGAACGTGTTCATCATTGGAAAAACCTTTGAAAAGTCTCGACAGAAGCGTTGAAATCACGGGCTTCAAGGATGGCGCAGTCACACTCGGCTTCGCTCAGATCCTCGTACTCAAAGGCATCGTCACGGTGCGGTGACAGGTTCATGTCCCGGTCCAGATAATCCACCGTCCCATCCCCAAACAGGACCGCGACGTAATGGAAGACCTTCATGCGCGGACGGGTGAAACGCTCGGTCTTTGCAATCGTCTCGGGTGAGAACATGTCCATCAGACTTTCTCCGCTTCCCGAACCGCAGCCTTAGCCATCCGCCGCAACCGGGCCTGATCGCCAATCCACTGGTCAGATGCTTGAACCTTCGTCGACCCAGAACTGCGGCACACGTAGCAACGAGCAGATCCGAAGCTCTCGAACGGGAAGAAAGTCCTCGTCAGGGTCTTGCCGGTTCCAGCGCAGAGATTGCAGGTGGAGAGCGTTGCCATCACGCACCGGCCTGCTCGCGCTTGACGTCATTCAGCTCAAAGGCCTTCTTGAGACCGGCGTGCGAAGGAACGTCATCGTACGAGACGAAATCCATGCGATAACCATCAGGATAATGGGCCCTGAACTTTTCGTGGCGATCTGGGCGCGAGCCGTCGATGATTCCGAGATCATGGGGCATATAGCCTTCATGGGAGCAAGCATGACCGCCAAGGCCGGTTCCATCTTCGGCTATCAGACAGGCACTCATCCATCCGGACGAGCCTCCGTTGTTGAAGCCGTAAATGACCGGCAATTCCTCAATCGGCCTGTTATGCGGGTTTGAAACCGCGAAACCCTTCCCTGCCCAATCGGCGAGATGGTCTGCGAGGTATGCGCGAGCTGCTGCTTCTGTCGTCATGTCTGTTGTCCTCTGTTCAGAGCATCCGTTTAGGGGGTGGGGTTAGGCGGCGCGCTGGTCAATCTCGCTCATTGAGGCGAGCGGAGACGCAATGGCGAAGGCCACAATGAGCTTTTCATGAAGATCAGGATTTTCTGCCCAAATTGACCGGGCACGGATCAGCGCCGCCTTTTCTTGACGATCTTCCTCGGCGCGCTGCGCCGCCGGTAGAACGTAATCCCAACCTGCGCGGCAATGGCTCATAGTATTCAGGCACTGCTTGAATTCTTCGATCAGCGTCATTTCCCTCATCCTTTTCGTCGTTCTGATCACTTTCGAACTGGACCCGAAGGTCCACGCCGAAGGGGATCAGGCACCGCCGCTTGCCGAAGCAGTGTTTGGGTTTCGTGTGCCTTCGAGATACTTGCGCTCGCATTCGGCGCCGATGATTGGGCGCAGACGCCGCATGATTTCGCGCACGGTGGCGTGGTCCACCCAGAACGTGCGCCCATCGTCCATGACGTAAGCGCCGCCAACAGCAGCATCCATGTCGTATTCGCACTGCTTCGAAAGTTCTGTCGGGTTGGTCATCGTTTAGGGCTCCGTGAAGTGGGATCAGGCGGAAAGATCAGCGAGACGAGCGCGCAAATAATCGCGAGCCAGATAGAGATCGCGGGCGCTGTCAAAGAAACGGACGCCCATGGCCTCATCGGCCTGCGTTGCGCAAAGATCAGCAGCAATGCCGTAGACAGCCTTGCGCGATGGACGGCGACGCAAGCCGAAGAGCTTTGCTTGGGCGAGCCAGATATTGAGCTTGGCCTGATGGCGTACGTTGTCGGCGATCATTTCCCTCATCCTCTCTTACCCGTTCGGTTTCTCTCGTCGCCTTGTGGCGGGGGAAATCCGTTTGGTGTGAGCCGATCCCGTTTCTCTGAGCCCGTGGGCTGGTCAGTCGGTAGCGGCTTCGATGAGGATGAATGTAACAGATAATGCTACACTGTCAATCGACATGTAACATAAAATGACGCAAAATATTTGACATGCGATTTGCGATGGCGCAAAAGAAAAGCGCCGGCGGGATGATCCGACCGGCGCTCAATGCAGTACGTTGATGAATCCAGCTTACCACATCACAATTATTGATGGAAGCGGATATGCTGCTGAGAGGTGCCGAAAGGCGATAAAAGGCAGCGGTCTCCGGGTGTTCACCCGCGCCAGCCGATCATTCCGGCCAATGAACAATCCCATGCGGTGCCAATTCCCAGTCTGAATTGGAGCATACGTGCCGAGACGCCATGATTCGGGCTAACCGGCATATGGACAGCTTGAGATTGAAGCGCGGGCTTGGACGGCCTTGATCGCCCCGCAAGGGTGGATAAACGACGAAAGTGGTGAGGTTTGGCGCGAATGCCTTCCGCCTGGGAGTGCGAGCCCCCTAAGTGCCGCCGGTAGCATCCGGCATCAGCTCGGTCGATAAAGCGTGTTTGATCTTCGAATGCTATAGTCTACGGAATAAGACGGGATAGATGTGATAACCTCACCCTCCGTCTTTGATCTTGCTTTATCTAAATACCAGAATGCTTAACAGGGCAGTATTGATGATGCTAAGTAGCACGACAAAAGCGCGAAGGCCGCGAAGCTCTTTTCTTGTGTTGATCAGCGCAACATACGTCAGAACGATATCTTGCCTAGAATGCGCAATGAGACGATCGCGGGTGTCATCATCCAAATCATAAACATGAGGATGTGTCGCGCCAATGTATCCCAAATCTTGGTGAAGAGAATTTTTAGAGAATGTCGCTTCATAATCTTCTGGTTTAATTTTGCGACCGAACAACTTGAGCGAATTCAAATCAATCTGCATCGCCTCTGCAAAGCTGGTTTTCTCGCGCTCTGATGACATCAGTTAACGACTCCAAATTTTCTCAGCACACGACCGACAATAAACAGATCCTCGGCCCGCCATTCCTTCGGCTTGTGGCGAGGGTTGTCGGAAATTACAGTTATCATTTGCTGTTCGGCACCAGGCTGGCTGGAGATCTCAAGTCGCTTTACGACAAGCCCTCCAATCTCGTCCAGCACAGCGTAAAGACCGGAAGGCGAAGGCCAACGATGGCGGGTGTCAATAAAGACAACATCACCTTCGTTGAGCGTGGGCAGCATAGAATCTCCTTGAACGGGCAACACAGCAACATCTTGGGCCGCCAAGCCGAGAGAAACGAGCATAGGAGGTGGCAGCCGCCAATAGTCGCGAACGTTGTCAGCGGAGAATGTCATTCCATGTCGACCCGGGACACCTTCTGACACAATGGTGAGGCCACCCCCACCCATCCCGCCGGTAGCGTCTATCTGGGCCGATCCATCCTTAGGAACCCCTCGCACTCCCGTCTCAGAGCCTATCGTCATCTGCTGTTCGGCAGATGGGGCTTCAGGCTCATCGGGATCGAAGCTGTCAATTAATTTGCTTTTTCCTCCAGGAATTCTGTTCAGCATCAGATCATTGGCGCTCACCCCAAGGAGTGGGGCCATAATTTCCGCGCGATCTCTTTTCAGCTTTTTATGATCATTGGCCAGTCGATTGATTGTGGCGCGTGAAAGATCAAGCAGATCGGCTAGATCTTCTTGTGAGCCAATTTTTGATGCTTTGATGAATGGTTCAAGCCAGTTTTTCGACATGGCGATTTTATCCGCCATCTTCTTGGTTTGATCTATGCCATAAAATGCTACACTCCCGTTGACATTGGGTGAAAAGTGTAGCAATTATTGCGACATGACCCTTGAAGATTATATCCACGAGCACACAACTGTAACAGCTTTTGCAACTTTGCTGGGCAAGAGCCGGGCGCAAGTGCACCGGTATATGCGCGGAGAGAATCTGAGCAAGAGCGTCATTGAAGAGATTTGCCGCGCTTCCGGCGGGGTAATCGAGCCGAAGTCGTTCTTCCGGCAGCCGGAGACTGCGGCATGATAGCCTTTCTCCAAGATCAGACAAAATGGTCCATAGAGCCGATCAGAGATACTGAGGTCGCTCATTTCTATTGGATGACCGATATCAATACACACGAGATCGGCGACGCGTTCCACCGCACCGTCGATGGGTGCCTCACGAAATTTGTGGGTCCGGCGCGTGTGTGCGGTTTGACCTGCATAGAATGCGCCGACGATGTTTTGGTGGAATCCCGAACGCAGGCGAAGGACCGTATTAAACATCTTGATGAGGAAGATTGGGGCCATCGGGCGCGCTGGGCAGATCCTCGTATCTGCCTCAAGTGCAAAAAAGATATTTATCGGCAGCAACAAGCCCAGAATTTGGAAGAGCGGAACGCCGAACAAGAGCGCAAGGCTCTTCTCAAGACGATGCCGTATCGGGAGTATCTCCTTACGGCAGAATGGCAGGCAAGACGCAAAGAGGCGTTGAGGCGAGCTGGTTACCGCTGCCAAACGTGCGCGGAACCCGGTAAGATGCATGTTCATCACAGGACATACGTCAATCGAGGCGCAGAGCGCCCCTCGGATCTGATCGTCCTCTGCTTCAAATGCCATGAGCTTTTCCACGAAAACAGGCGTTTGGCCGATGGCGGGAGGGCGGCAGCATGACCCCCTCCGATCTCCTCACCCACGCCTATAGCCGAGCCTACAAGCTCTACCACGGCAATGAAGCCCCAAAAATCACCCGAGGCTCTGGTGGAGGGTATGTGATCCACGGTGAGGGTGGGGCGAGCCGAAGACTGACGGCGGCGCATATGCGGGTGCTGACGAACGCGATGAAGCGTTGGGTTGCTGAGAGGGATGCGGCATGACGGAAATGAACGATCTCAGCTTTGCGGCTGTTTGCAAGGGACAATATGCCGAAGGTTATAACGACGCCCTGACAACGGTGGCTGATTGGATCCAGACCCAGCGCAATGACATGCCGGCGCATGGCTGGGAGTTTGCGGCAGTTATACGCGCGCACCTCAACCTTGGCATTCTTCGCGCTCCTGAGCTTTCCGACCGCCAATACTTGGAAAAGATCGCCTCTCAGGTGATCGCCAGAGACAATTCCAAACCCGCCGCAGCCACCGATAGCCCAGAGGCCTGGACTCCTTTGGGCAACATCGAGGCTGCGGTGGTCCAGATCGGGGCAGGCGCCGTCGAATCCGTCTGCCCCGCATTGATCGATGATGTGGGAGGGGGAGTCTGAGCCATGAAACTCATCAATACCGGCATTGCCGCTTTTTCTCTTCTCACTCTCGCATCGTGCGGGCAAGAGCCCATGAAGGCCGAGACTTCGGCTAACGGAGCTACGGCTTATCTCATCGCAACTGTCGATGGCTGCCGCGTGTGGCGCGTATGGGATGGCGTAAACGTCTATTTCGCACGGTGCCCGGAAGGCGCTGTCACGACGAAGTATGAGCGCCAGCAGGGCAAGACCACGGTTCCGCAATACACAGTTGGAACGGAGGATGCTCAATGAGCTCCAACATCTGCGCAGCCCGTCAAATCCAGCGCCGTGAAGTGAACCCGGAACCTGTCGGAGCCGAATGGCTCGCCGATCTTGAGCGCCTGTTCGAAGAGAAATTTCCAGAACCAGAATGCCCAGCAGCACAAGCCGTTGAGGGCGTCGGCCATCAACGGGTGGATTCCAATCGGTTTCAGGTGAGGCAGTCATGAGCAATTTCCGTGTTGGGCAGAAGATCGTTTGCATTCGAGACTGGGAGCCTTGGCAGCGAGCTATAGCGCCGCTGGACGGCGTTGTCCTTCCTGAGATGGGGGTGATTTACACGGTAAGGGAAGTCGGCACGCTGATTGATCTCCCTTGCGTCTGGCTCAATGAGGTCCGCAACGAACTCGATCACTACAACGGGATGATTTACGAGCAGGGCTGGGACCCTAAGCGTTTTAAGCCGGTTGTCGAGCGCAAGACCGATATCAGCCAGTTCCAAGCCATGCTGAACTACCAGCCCAAAATCGTGGTGATCTCATGATCACGATCTCCCTTGAAACGGCTCTAGCATCTGCGGCAGCCCTTGGGTTCTTCGTCTGCACTATCGCGGCCCTGTCGGCTTGCATGCTTTCCTCTCGCATCTCCAGCCAGGAGGAGCGCGACAATGCCCGATAACGTCATTCTCATGGTGAAGTGCCTCGGGCTCATCCTCGGGATTCCGGTTCCGTTCGTCTTGGGTGTCTATCTCTATGCCCGGTCACGGTGGAAGCTTCGTGCCTCGGATGAGACCGACGCGGCCGGCGCTCCTGTAGGCGATCTCCGTATTCTCCGTGAGGTGACGAAGTGATCTCCTCATTCTCCAAATTTTCCACGACCACCGAAGCTACCGCGCCCTCCGTCGCCAAACTTAGCGGCGCAATGCTTCGTGTTCGTGATCGTCATTTCAAGTCTTCGCCAGTGGGCGGGGGCTGAACCTTTCGAATGCCGCTCGGTACGGGAAGAACATAGCCCGTAGCGAGAAGGACGGCATTCACGATGTCAGAGAATCAAATTCACGGTTTGCACGAAAATAAACAGGGAAAAACAGTGATGAGTACAGCTTTAGCCAGTGAGTACGTGAGGAGGATGGTGGAGCGGGAAACCGCTGGCAATGGTGACGTCGAGAACGCCATTCGCCGGCTTGCCCGCAAGCACGGCCTTTCCTTCTGGCAGATTATGCATCTCCGCGCCGGTCGGGCGAAGTCGATCACGGTCGATGCCTTCTGGACCATCCGCGCGGCTTATCTTGACTACTGCCAACAACAAATCAGCGACCTCCAAAGAGAGGTCGAGGAAGTACGGGGGAAGGATGATCGCTTTGAGGATCTTGTGGGTGAAGTGGAAGCTCTGGCTGCGAAAGTCAGGCGAGCAAAAGGACAATAAACGATGACGGCACTGGCCGGTGACAACAAGAAATTGACGCCTGAACAGCGTCAGAAGCTTTTCGCGCATCATTTCCGAAAGGAACTGGTGGCAGAGACGAAACGTCGTGAAGGCGCACAGGAGAAGTCGGCAAACCGCAAGCTTGCCAAGGGCGCCGATCCAACATTCACCGCTCAGAAGTTCGACCACTATCTCAAGGGTCACTTCGGCGAGGATGACCAGAAGCCGGTTGACCGCCTGAAGTCTGACCGCGAAAATCTCGAGTGGCTTGGGCTCATCCCATCGACCAGCGGCGGTGACCTCCTTGCCCAGGTTGACCGTGTCGACAAAGAGCAGCTTGTCCGCGCCAAGGGCTATAAGGCCGGTCTGCTCGGTCTGGATCGGGTGTCTGGCTATGACGGCGGCAGTTCGGATGATCGCCTCTGGTTAGACTCCTACGACGCCGGCAAGACCGAATACGAGACCGAGATCCCCGACATCATCGCCAAGATTGAGGCTGCGGCTTCCAAGGAAGAGCCTCCTGCGGGCGACGGCGACCCCTTTGAGAGCGATGGGTACGACCCATTCGCCGTTGCTGGCGCTACCGGCCGCATGAACTGATTGCTTCCCTGGCTCGCGTTCTCCTCCTCCCGGCGCGGGCTAACTGACCGGATCGCGAATGATCCGGTCCTTTCTCTCCTAGTGGTGACTTCATGACGATCCATTCCAGACAATCATATTCTTGCCCATGCTGCGGAAACGCCATCGGAGAGGCCGCAACAGTCGATGACGTCAAATCGGCGATAACAGCTCCAGCGCATCGCATCATATTTGACGCTCTTTCGCGGTCGGTCGGTTCTTCTGTAAGGCGCGATATGCTCCTTGATCGCATTTACGGCGGTAGACCGGATGGTGGCCCAGAGCGCGCCGATGTCATCCTCAAAGTTCAGGTCAGCCAGTTGCGCCGGAAGATCGAGCCCTACGGCTGGACGATTTCTGTTTCCAAGGGCGGCTCCGGCCAACTTGCCCAATGGCGTCTCATCCCAACAATCAAGCATTCGTGAGGTCAATATGCTCAGCAGGCCCTTCAAGTGGACAGACCAAAACCGCGAACAAGCTCGGATCATGTGGGAGAAGGATTGCACCCTTACTCAGATCGCCGCGGCTCTTGGAATTCATAAGGGCGCGATCTCCGGATATACCGGCCGCAACCGTGACATATTCCCGAGACGCGTTGTCGATGTGAAGCAAAGGGATTTGGTAGTTTCGGCAAATAAGCGCATGCCTTGGACAAGGGAGCGCTTGCTGAAGGCTGCAGCCCTTTGGTCACGGAATGTCGTGATAACGGCTATGGCCGAAACCATGGACGTCTCCACTGCGGCGATGGGCGATGTCATCAAGCGGTATCCCCAATATTTCCCGGAACGCGTACGGCCCAATAGTGGGGCTTCGGCCATAACTAAGGCAGTTTCCTTGCGGTTCGAGCGGGAGAAGAAGGCCACCGAGAGATCGTTGAGGGGCTTTGATAGCTCGGTGTACGCCATCCCTGGCGTGAACCCAGTTCTCTTCATCGATCTGGCTGCGGGGCAGTGCAAGTTCCCCATATCTAGCGCGAACGAGCCTTCTGACGGCTCAATGCCATGCTGTGGCGCTAAAGCAGGGGAGGGATCCCACTACTGCGATCATCATCATCGTTTGGCGTATCCGCTTCGGGCCATAACTCCTACCCAAGGAGTTAGCCGATGATCGTCTGGGGCATTGATCCATCTTCCAAATGCGGCTTGGCCATATACGATGCTGAGCGCTCGGTTTCGGCCGCTCACTGCGAAGTCCTCGATATGAAGGACAGCCCAAATTATTATTGGTATGGGGCTCAGCTAGGAAGAAAACTTCGATCAAGAGTGAATGACTTCGGGCGCCCTGACATTATTGTTATTGAACAGGGTTCGGAAAGCACTCAAGGCACCGGTATTAATGGCATAATCTGGGTTTGGAACGTCATAGGCACGGTTACCGGGGTTTTCGGCGTCTATGGCACCCCGATAGCGACAATCCACCCCGCGACGTGGCGGAAGCCGTTCTACGGCATCGGTTTCAAACCTCCCCAACTGCCGGTGATGGAAAGCATCGTCGTCAATGGCCAGAAGGTAAGGCGCCAAGTCGTAGAGAAGGGGAAACCTAAATTCCAGAACGACTGGAAGGCTGCGGCTGTCGCCAAATGTGAGAATGATGGCATCACGCTGCCACCTCAAAAGACTTTGGCTCACAATGCGGCGGAAGCCTTTGGCGTCGCCCATAGCTGGGCCCACGCGAGTGTCATCGACAAGGAGTTCCACCCGGCATTTATGGCTCTCCTGCAGCAGCGCAACGAGCGTCCTGCCTCGGTAGATCTCTTCGGGAGTGCAGCATAGTGGGAAAGCGTAGCACCTTTGAGCGCCGCAAGAACGACGCCTATCACACGCCGGCCGCACCCGTTCTTCCCCTTATCCCGCATCTACGCGGCATCAGGACGTTCGCAGAGCCGTGTGCAGGCGAGGGGCATCTTGTGGGCCATCTGCAGAACCATGGGCTTGTGTGTGCCTATGAAGGGGATATCGACACTGGTTTTGACGCTCTGTCCTATCGTTTCGAAGACGAGGCGACGTTTGATGCGATCATAACGAATCCGCCATGGACCCGTGAAATCCTGCACCCGATGATCCTTCGGTTTCAGTCGATAGCGCCAACTTGGCTCTTATTCGACGCTGATTGGGTGCATACGCGGCAAGCCGTACCGTTCATAGATCAGTGCAGTCATATCGCGTCCGTAGGTCGAGTGAAGTGGATCGAGGATTCGCAGTTTACCGGCAAGGATAACGCCGCTTGGCATCGTTTCCATATCCAGCATAGCGGCGGTCCCCGCTTCTTCGCGAGAGAGGCGGTGGCAGCATGAACACCCAGCATCGCGATATCCACGGCGCTCCTGTGCTGCCTGATGCCCTTGAGGCTGAGCAAGCCCTATTGGGCGCGTTCCTCATGAAAAATGATAGCATCGACGCTATCCCGTCGACTTTTGAGGCTCGCCATTTTGAAGAGCGTCTTCACTGCCTCATGTTTGAGGCGATGCAGCAGCTTCGCGCTTCTGGCAAGACGTTCAGCCCGATCACACTAAAGGGTATGCTGCCGAATGAGCGCGTCGGCGACTTAAACATCTCGCAATATATGGCCCGGCTTATGGGTAACGCGGTCGGGTTTCTCAGTATTCCTGACTGGTGCGCAGCTATTACCGCGGCTGCGGCGCGGAGAGAGATCCATTCCCTGGCTGACGATCTCAGACAGATCGCCTTTGAAGAAGAACTTAGAATACCGGACGATATAGCAGCGTTACGCCAACGTCTTGCCGAGGTCACGCAAAGCCTAATGGCAGATGACGCCATGGACGCTGATCAGGCAGCTGACGAATATTTAAGCGCGATCACTGGCGGCAGCGGGCAGGGGAATGCGGGCGGTGTGCCGGTTTGTTTGCCGGAACTACAAACCGTCCTCAGCGATGGGCTATTTCGGCCACAACGTCTCTACGGCTTGCTTTCAAGCTCCGGCGAGGGGAAGACAAGCCTGACCATGCAAGTCGTGTATACGGCCCTTATGGCTGGTCACCCAGTACAGATCCTAAGTTATGATCAGACGAGAACCGAGTTCGTCGCTCAGATGGCGGCCCAAGTCCTCGGGATCGAGATGCGCCGGCAACTTGAAAACTCAGCAGAGCATCCGCTCCTCAACCAGCGTGAAATCGATGAATGCTATGCCTTCAGTCGGAAGATATTTTCTCTGCCTTTCGATGTAATCGACTGCAAATCGGAAGATACCGTTTCGAAGCTTGCCGCCTACGCAACCAGATTTTGCAAGGTAAAGCGGAACGGGAAGACACCCCTAATCGTCATTGACCATATCGGAGTGATCAAGCCTGAAGACCCGCGTCCAGATGAGGGCACCAAGGCTAAGGCTATTGGTCAGCGTCTAAAATCATTGGCCAAAGAGCTGCATGCCGTCGTTCTAATCCTTCAGCAGCGCTCCGGCTCTGGCATGAAGCGCAGCAACCCGCGCCCAATAGCGGCTGATCTTTTCGGGGGCGAAGCAGCACGGCAGCCCTTCGACGCGATCTTCTATCTCTACAGGGCTGAGGCTCATATGGACAACCAGCTTGATACGGCTGAGGACGACCGCGAATCCGAAAAAATCAGGGCTCGGTTCCACCAGACATATTCCAAACCCTTTGACGTGCCGATCGAAGGCACTGGCGAACTCGGATGCATCAAACTTCGGTTTGGGGACAAGCGTGTCAAGAGACATGTCAATTTTGATGCGATGTTCACCAAATATGTCAGTCGCCGGCCCAAACCATCGCAAGAGAGGATGCTGTGACCATGTTCACCGATCTGAGCGATACAGGGCAGGGACGATTCCTATGAGATACGGTTCTGTTTCATCAGGAATCGAATGTGCCGCCATCGCCTGGAAGCCACTTGGCTGGCAACCCGCATTCCTAGCGGAAATCGACCCGTTCGCATCGACAGTCCTCCATCACCATCATTCGAGCGGCAGACCGAAAAACATGCCGTCGCCAGATAAAGCTGGGTTGACAGCCGAAGCTCGTAAGGAGCGCCGTGCGGCAATAAAGGCGGTAGCTTCTCTGCCGGCTGACGCGAACGGACCTCCCAACTATGGCGACATGACGACATTCGAGGAATGGCCTGATGCAATTATCGATCTTCTCATCGGCGGAACACCCTGCCAGTCCTATTCAATCGCGGGTCTCCGAGAAGGATTGGATGACCCGCGTGGTGACCTCACCCTCACCTATGCTGCAATTGCTCGCAAGTTCAGGCCCCGATGGCTGGTCTGGGAGAACGTCTTCGGCGTCCTTTCGCACGATGGAGGACGAAGCTTTGCAAGCCTTCTGGGATTGCTCTCCGGGCGAAGCGTCGAAGCCCCGAAAGGGGGATGGAAGTCTGCGGGCATTATCGAAGGCTACAATCGCGCATACGGCCTCGCATGGCGCGTGCTTGACACTCAATATGTCAGAATCGACGGGTTTGGACGGGCTATCCCTCAGCGACGAAGGCGTGTGTTCGTTGTCGGATATCTTGGAGACTGGCGACGTGCCGCAGCGGTATTATTTGAGCGGGAAGGCATGTCGGGGAATCCTCCGCCGGTCAGAGAAGCGGGGAAAATCTCTGCCGATCGCACTGGCTTCAGCGTTACGGGCAGTCTCACTCAGGGATTTGGATCAAAGTCTGGAACCGACGAATTAGCCAGCGGCAATGTCATTGCCGCTACGCATGTAGACACGGTAGCCCGCTGTGACACAGCGGGCTATGCCCAGCGCCTTGATTGGGAGACAGAGAACTTTGTCGCCTATGGCGGGAATAATTGCTCAGGCCCAATCACGGCAGCCGCCAGACTGGCGGCTCACGGCGGTCCTGCCGGCCGTATAGATTTCGCCAGTGAAACGTTCGTAGTCGCCAATCCGCTCCGAGCCCAGGCGCAACATAGCCATCGTCTCGACAGCGATAACGTCGTTATCGCTCGCACGGCACGCGATGTAGCAGACACCCTCACCAGCAATGGGGACGCTCACAGCGGCTTCCCGGAAGCCGCTGGCCTCGTGGCGCACAGCCTTCGGCCCGAAGGCTACGATGCTTCCGAAGATGGGACGGGGAGAGGAACGCCTATTGTTCCTGTGTCTGTAGCCATCCGCGGTCGAGAAGGAGGCGGTGATAAGCCACATGCGCTTATCCCTTTCGATACTACGCAGATCACCAGCAAAGCAAATTATAGCAACCCGCAACCAGGTGATCCTTGCCATCCTCTTGCGGCTGGAGCTCATCCCCCAGCGATAGCGACAGAATGGGCCGTCCGACGTCTTACCTACAAAGAATGCTGCCGCCTTCAAGGCGTACCAGACGACTATTTCGATGATGTTGTGTGGCGCGGCAAGAGCCCACCACCAGACGGGCCGATCTACAAAACGCTCGGAAACGGGTTTTCAGCCAATGCCGTGCGCTGGATAGGACGGCGCATCGAAATGGTTGAGCAGATCATAAAGGAATGTGCAGCATGAACCATTCTGCCGCCACCTCCGAAGCCCGTTTGGGCGGTTACATCGGCAAATTCCGCCCCGTATGGGCCGCTACGTTTCGAAATGTCGAAGATAGGGACGGCAATGTCCTCTATTTCAAGACGGCATTCGAGGCTGAGTGTGTCGCCTGGCGCATTCTCTATGCCCTTGAGCAGCCTACCATGCTCCGCTCCGGCGAGATCATCGGCACTCATCGTCGTGAAGCGGAAACCTACTTTACTCCACAGAGGGCGAGAGCATGAGCCGGGAACTGTTCGTGGTTCCGATGGATCTGGAGAGCGCCAACGATTGGGTGAGCTTCTTCCATCGCCATCACAAGCCGGTTGTGGGGCACAAGTTCAGTCTCGGCTGCATGAAGGACAACGACATTGTCGGGATCGTCATCGTAGGTAGACCGGTATCCCGCGTCCGCGATAATGGCTGGACGTTTGAAGTAACTCGCCTAGCTACGGATGGTACCAAGAACGCCTGCTCTTTTCTCTATGGCGCAGCTGCTCGGGCTGCCTTCTCCCTCGGATATCGCCGCATAGGCACATACATCCTCGCCAGCGAGCCAGGAACGACGTTGCGCGCTTCTGGCTGGCGGCAGATCGGCGAAGTCAAGGGCCGCTCTTGGAATGCGCCGTCCCGCCCGCGGTTCGACAATCACCCTACCTCCGACAAATTGCTCTTCGAAAAGGAATTCAATCATGGCAATTGACGCTGGGTTCATCAACAAATCGGGGCTTGAGTTCAAGGATATCAGTAGCGAAGTCTCGCGCTCATATCATTTCTCCGCGCAGATCGTGACAATCGCCGATCCTCTTTGGCTGCACGTCAGCGATTCAGGCGGTCACCGTATCTTCGATGCATCGGGGATAAGCCACTATATCCCTTCTGGATGGGTTCATCTTGAGTGGACCGTCAAGCCCGGTAGCCCGAACTTCGATTTTTGAGGTTTCGGCATGGTTCACTTCGAAACCTATATCAAAGCCAAATACCAAGGCGTCACAGCACGTCTACGCAACCCCAAGGGCGGCATTGTAGAGCCAAAGGTAGTTCGCCCCAAGGAAGAGTACGAACGGCTCGCGGTGAAGCCACAGCGGCAGGAAGTCCATTCCAAGATTGATTTCGCGACCTTGGCCCAGATCCGGGAAGATTATGAGGCTGGCATAGCGGTAGAGCGTATCTGTCAGCGTTTCCATATTAGTGCGCGCACCGTCAGGGCTTTTCGCCAAAAGCATGGGTGGCCGGTTCGGGTCAGGACTAAGGCGGGGAAGGCGATTTGATCGACCCGCGCGTTTCCGCCCTTTGCGAAGAAGTTGGTATCGAGGCCATAGAAGGCACCGCATACCCACGTCTGGGGCAGACACGCGCTGTCAACACCATCCGCCGCATCATTGATCGTTTGGGCGAGAAGCATGCGCGTCTAGTGCTCATGACATTGGCTGAAACTGAAAATAATCGGGCCATGCTTGACGAAGTGAGCATTTGGACAGCCTCCGACATGGTGAGGGTATTTCATGCCGAAATCGAGCAGGATGCCAGCACTTGGCTAGAAAGATGGGATTCTCTGCCAATTGGCTACCTGCAATCCGTATCACATGGCCTTAAAGGCATGATAAAGCAGAGAGATGCGCTCTCTGGCATGGTATATCGCGAACTACGAAAATTCTACGGTCAGCAAGATTTGGAGCAATGAGATGACATTCCAGGAAATCGAAGAGCTTTTCATCGCGGCTGCTCATACCGATCGGCGGCTTCCATCCAACGGCGAACGGCCGGCGCAGCTCAAGGCTCAGGCCATCCCGTATTTCCATAGCCAGATCGATGTAAATGGCTGGGGATCGGAGCGTTACCAAGAAGAGCGCGCTGACTTTCTGTCGAGCCGAACCACTAGGCTCAAGAAGGAAGAGATATCCCAGTGGGAGCTTTGCAACGAGCTGATGACCTTCGTTCCTCGGGAGCGTGACCGTCGGTGCCTGTGGGCATGGGCGAGTGCTGAAGCTGGAACGTTGCGGGGAACACCGAAGGGCGGTACTGAAAGTCGGCGCATGAGTTTTAGCCGCTGGTGTCAGGATGTCGAACGCGTCCACCGGAACACCGGGACACGGCGCAAGGACGCGGCTGTTTCATGCATTACTGCAATTTTCCTTCGCAACACGTTGGAAGATATACGGATGCTGCAAAACACCATGTTGCAGGAACGACCCAAAACGGTGCATAACTATATCAACATCACAGAGCCGCGCCACTGGAATGACGCAGACGTTCTAGCCCAGAAAGAAGCCATCCGAGCCGAAAAGTTCGATTGGGTTCAGTGGCGGAACGGCCAGCGTCGTGAACGGGAACGCAAACGCCAGATCGCGGCATAGATATGAGGCAAGACCCGGTTTGGCCACCGGGAACCCCCTCGGCTCGGGGCTTCGGTTCCGAGCGACGAAATCTGGAAGGCGATGATGTTCGGTGGTGCTCTGGGCTAGCAGCCGCGTTGCTAACCGAACATCTCAAGCGGCCCAGCGGTCGCCTTCTCGATACCCATTCCTCCCAAGAGGAACATGACGGCGGCATACTGGATAGGCGCGGAAGCCAAGAAGCCAGTGACCGGTATGCAACGCTTGGCCCGTCATGAGTTATAACCTTTCCGCAAAAACAGTATAACGATGCGCTACGGCGCTAGAACGGTAGCCTTCGGGCCGGTTAAGCAAGTTGCTGCGCTGGTGCACACAGCGGCAAGACCGTGGCGCGCGATAGTCGCTGGAGCCGTTCACCTATACCAACTCCTCTTCGGGAGGATATCGGCCCGATCGGCATAACTGTTGGTCGGGCTTTTCATCTTTCAACTCTTGGAAAATAATCATGTCCTATGACGACGATAAGTGCGCGCAAAGGAATGTGTTAGAGCACGTAGACGACGTGTTTGCTCGCGCCATTCTTCTCTCACAACAGGTGAGAGAGATTGTTGACCACCTCTGTGGTCCTCGCCCTGAACCGATTGACAAGCGTGGGGATAAGCTTGGCCCCAGCGCCTTTGGTCATCTTCGGGACAGGGCAGATGATGCTTTGTCGTCCATGCAAGCGGCAAAGGAAGCCCTTCATCGCCTTGAGAGTGATGTTGGCTTTCATGACGCGGAAGTATCGGAGCCGAAGGCGTCGAAGGCTCGGTTTGCTTGCTGATTGGCTTTATCGTTTGGAGAGTGAGATGGGTGAAGTCGTCAATCTCTGCCAGGAATACGACGCCAAGCTATTCCCCGTCGATACCGTCTACGGGGAATTCAAGATCGCAGGTACATTGTGCGGAGCCATTGATCTCGCTCTTCCAATCGGAAAGACGCTGACGTTGACACCTGATGAGGCGCAGGCGCTGATCATTGCTCTGACAAATTCTCGTAATGACGTGCTTCAAAACTCTCGGCCCTTCGACGACCCTCGGCTTATCTCATGATCTACGCCGCCATCACAGATGATCGCCGACTAGAGATCGAGAACGCCGTCAACCGCTGCCATAGGCGATGCAGGATCGTGAATGTGCGGGATAAAGCAGCCGTGCAGATGCAGTACGTGGCATTCGTGCCCTACGAGCCGCCATTCCTTTGCGGCAGCATCCCCAACGAGCCGTGCCTCTCTGGTACCAATTGGCTCTTTAATCTCTTCCGCCACAAGAAATAACGCTTTGAAAGCGAGCCAAGGCAATGGCAATCAAGATGGCGCCTACCGGGCAGGCTGCCCAAACCGCTACGCCATACCAACTGGATATTCCCCAGCAGCGCATCGTAACGCCCCGTAATTCTGTAATTGTTACGCGTAACAGCGGTAATGTTACACTGCCTGACAGGATTGAGCAGCTTGAGGCACGCGTTGTCGCCCTCGAACAAGCTCTCCTTCGCCAATCCCAAAAACACCAGAGCCGCGCCGAATATATGCGCGAGTATCGCAGCCGTCAAAGGGAAAGCAAATAATGGACAATGCTGATCTCGGACCCGCAATGTCTCTCCATTATGCCGAGCAAAAGGCCAAGGATGCGGGCGATAGAGTCGCGCAGCTAGAGCGCCAAATCCAGAGGCTTGAGCAGCGGTTAGTTGTTCTGGAAAAGCTTTTGGAAGGCGCTCGCTGGCAGAAGTAGACCAATGCCAGTCCTCCCAAATCCCCGTCATGAACGGTTCGCTCAGTTGCTCGCAAAGGGCAAGACGGCGGACGATGCATACATCGAGGCAGGTTTCAAAGCCAATCGCGGTAATGCTGCCAGGTTGAAAGCAAATGACAGCATTTTAATGCGAGTGGGTGAAATACAGGGCCGCGCTGCGGAACGCGCCGCTGTGACCATCCAGAGCCTCACTGACGAGCTTGATGAGGTACGGGCTATCGCCCTAGCCGAAAAGCAGTCTAGCGCCGCTGTGGCTGCTGTAATGGGCAAGGCAAAACTTCACGGCCATCTCATCGATAAGCGTAGGCTTGAGGGCCCCAACGGTGGCCCGGTGCAGATTGACCTAACCGGATATTCCCGTGAACAACTCGAGTCCGTCAAAGAGTTTCTTGCTCACTTTGCCAGCGCCTCCAGCGGTGATGCTGAGGCTGGTGAAGGAGGAGATAGCGAAACGTGAGCATGAGTCTGAACGCATCCGTATTGCGACCGACGCTGAACGTATACGGGCTAAATGCCAGACGCTGAAGGGTTTCATCGGCGAAGCATGGCACATCCTGGAACCGGCAAAGCCCATGGTGACGGGTTGGGCGCTGGACGCGGTTTGTGAGCATTTCGAGGCTATTACCAACGGGGATATCAATCGCCTGCTGGTGAACGTTCCGCCAGGCTTTATGAAGTCCCTAGTCGCGAATGTGTTTTGGCCGGCATGGGAATGGGTTCAGTTCCCGCATCTGCGCCATATCTCATTTTCATATGCATCGATCCTAACGCATCGTGATAACGGTCGGTTTCGCGATCTGCTGATGAGCCCTTGGTATCAGGGGATATTCGGAGACAGGTTTCTCCTCAAGAAGATCGGCGAGGAGCGCGTTACCAACAATCATATGGGGTGGAAGTTCGCTTCATCCGTTGGTGGCGTTGGTACGGGTGAACGCGGTGACCGTGTGGTGCTCGACGACCCGCACAATGTCAAGGAAGCGGAATCGGACACGGTTCGTAAGGAAACGGTCCGTTGGGTTCGTGAAGGCATGTCGAACCGCCTGAACGACATGGACGAGTCTGCAATTGCAGTCATCATGCAGCGCGTCCACGAGGATGATGTCTCCGGTGCCCTGATTGAGCTCGGTGGTTACGAGCATCTGATGATCCCGATGGAATGGGATGGGCGGCGCTATCACACTTCCATCGGATGGACCGACCCACGTGATACCGATGGCGAACTGGCATGGCCGCAACGCTTCAGCAGACGAGTAGTTGAGGACTTCAAGACCACGCTGGGGCCGTATGGCTTCGCTGGGCAGTACCAGCAGGCTCCGACGCCTCGCGGCGGCGGCATCTTCAAACGCGAATGGTGGCAGCTCTGGGGCAACCCAGACGACCCTGACGACCCACAGTTCAAGAAGTTTCCGGCCTGCGAATACATCATCGGTTCGCTTGATACGGCCTATACCCAAAAGACGGAGAACGACTTCTCGGCCATGACGGTCTGGGGCGTCTATTACGACCGGTACGACATGCCGAAGGCCATTCTGATGAATGCCTGGCGCGATAGGCTGGCGCTTCATGATCTGGTCGAGCGGACCGCTGCGACATCAAGGCGCTTCAAGATCGATCGGCTGCTGATCGAATCCAAGGCGGCCGGCATATCTGTTTCGCAGGAGCTGCAACGCCTTCATGCCGCAGAAGGTTATGGCTTGCAGCTCGTTGATCCCAAGGGCGGCGACAAGACGGCAAGAGCCTACGCCATCCAACATTTGTTTGCAGCCGAGATGATCTATGCGCCCGATAGGGATTGGGCCGACATGGTGATTACGGAAATGTCCTCGTTCCCTCGTGCTCCGCATGACGACTTGGTCGACAGTGTGACGCAGGCGCTCAAGCATCTTCGTGATGCCGGCCTACTCATCCACGGCTCAGAAATGGCTGCGGAGATGGAGGGCGATCTGATGGGGCCGGTGAACAGCAAACCTCTTTATCCAGTCTAACCAAGGAAAATCTGATGGGTATGCCAAGCCTCGATTATAGGTTCACTCCACGCATTCCTGCAGTTTCAAATGATACGTCTCCGCAACCGCAAGGACCGTCTCGCATCGCTAAAACTCCCAATCGACGTTCCCTCGCGAAGAAGAAGTGGTGGGATGAAAAGCGAGCCCGTGAGGCCAAAGAGCGCGGCGAATGACCGTCCCGAGAATTCTTCTCCCCGGTATTACGAACGAACAATGGGCTGAGCATCTATCCAAGATGGGTGCCGTCGAAATGTTCCCATATATCGAATGGTCTGAGTTCCTGAAGAAGGAAGAGGAGTACGCAAGAGTGACCATCTCCGAAAGCGTCATGAAGGCTGCTCACGAGGGCATTGAGGCGCAGCCGTTGATCTCGGACATCGAGAAGGCGGCGCGGGCTATCGTTCGCCAAATGGGGTTGGACCCTGAGAGCCCAGCCTTCTTTGGACAGCCGCGTATCGCGAAGCAGCAAGTGCATCTCGTGCCTAGGGCGCAGGAGGTGCGGCCGCTCTGGACTTTCTTCACCATGGAAGCCGAAGCTGCTCTCAATGCGGTAGCGAAATAATGCTTGTCCCCTTCGTCCGCCGCTTCACCTATCGCGAGATAGAACCCGGCAAGTGGGGCGCATTCGTCGGCTTTCAATGTATTGCCACAGGCCCGACTGAAGATGCCGTGCGCGCCCTCGTATCCGAGAGACATAGGTAATTAATGGCCCGCAAGAAGAGAGATCAGCCGGATGGCGCTGTCGCCATGCCGATGGGCCTACTTGCGCCCTCAGCACTGCGAGAAGCGCCACAGGATCAGCCGTCTATCCTCGGTGACATCGATGTGGACATTGACACGCAAGGTCCTGCAGATGGCGTTACGATCGATCCGGAAACCGGCGCAGCGATCATTGAGACGGATGATGGCGGTGTTATCGTCGACTTCGAACCTCCGATGGATGAGAACAAGGCGGCTGGTGCCAAGGAGCATAATGCCAACCTTGCTGATTATATCGATGACAGTGAGCTATCCCGCATATCGGAGGAATTGCTCCTCGG